CTACGCTCTCTACCACAAGTTCTACCTGACCGCGGTATTCCTAGTTGTTCTAGGAATCCGTGCGACGTTTGATGCGGATATGTCGTATGCGTTTTCGCACGACGGTATACTCGCAAAGTATGCGGCTCTCCAGAAGAATGATCCTCGCTTTGATGCATCTACCGAGATCGATCTTAAAATAGCGAATGAGACGCTGGCGTATGATCCTGCCCGATGGCTGGATCCTGGCCGCTCGCCAATTCCTCTTCTCCTGTTTCCTCCTACCCCTGAACAACTCTCACTTATCGGGAATAACGGTCAGTGAGGACGGTGGAGGTGGCGGTAGAGGGTTTTTCATGAGAGGATTATGAGGAAGTTTCTTTTTATAATAAGTTATAACGGGAGAAGAAGGTGGTTCCGATACCTGCCTAGCAATTCCAGGTTGAGGCTTTGACGACATATTTACGCGTATGTGGTCTAATTCTCCAACAATTTCGGGTTTTTCCAGAGTCGCATTCGATTCAACTTTTTGATTGAAACGGCGTATAATATTTGCGTGAATGACTGGACATGATTCTTCCAGCCGATCTTGTTCGACCCGAATCACTTTTAGAAACTCTTGAGCATTCGTTCTTTGATCGCGACGCAGTGCCAATTCGTTGGAAATAACGCGATACAGTTTTCCATAGGCAATAGAAGCAATCCGATGACCTTCAGACGATTGGGGGGCTTTAATAAGTTGGTTGATCGAGGTAAGAACTCCAGTGGAAATGGTCACCACTCCAACAACAATGGTAATGTATGTTTGCGCAGTAGAATTCAATTGAGTAAGGCCGATGGTAGTTGCTCCAGCGAGAGCAGTTAAAGTTACGCTGGGGATGGATAACCAAAAATTCCAGCGATCGTAATATACTTGAGATTGGGTATGCATCCATCGCATGCAATTTGCCTTGTCTCCGATGGATGCTAGGAGAGTTTCATGAGAGCTGTTCCAGCTATTGGCTATATCGCTCGACGATTCAGAAGTATCTTCTAACTTTTTGAGTGATTCCTCCATTATTATTATTGTATATTTACCACGCAAGTTCTAGCTCCGACAGGCTCCAGAATTCTGACCGCCCGCCAGGAAGTTCACGATGGATAATTAGAGGCAACTTGCGCTCCAGAATCTCGCGCTTGGCAACTTTCCAAAGCAAACGCGGATCATCCCGATTGAATTCCTGGATTGGGACTAGTGGAGGGGCGCCCTTATACAAAAGGTCTACGCGTTCACCGAGAAGAGCGGCATACTCATACTTCAGTAAGTAGGGAAGAGTAATCCGCGGCGTCTCCTGGGCCTTGATAATATCATCGCGATAGATGAACTTGACCATTTGGTTGGTTGTGTTATTGAAACAGCAATACAATTTTCATATCCATTTTACATGCACTGCATGCGACCGCCCGCCTTGTATCCGAACGCCTCTCCAATATACGCACGATCCGCAAGGGCAATCTTGGAAGTAGTGGGAGATGTGCGCTTAGTATACACTGCCAAGGCGTTCAGGCGACGATAAACTGTAAGAGGACCATCATGCTTGGCTGCAGCATTTAAGGCAATGTGGCGGCTACGGGCGGTCTTGGAGGTTCCATATCCGTAGCGCGACAGAGCTCCCTTCTTCAGGGTTCCAATCCCCTTACCAGGACCCGTATATCCACGAACGCACTGGGTAGGACGAACGTTTACAGCCGCAACATGGGCGCGGGTCTTGCGAGTATATGCTTTACGTGTATGGCGTTTACGTGGGTGAAACCCTTTCTTACAAGTAGCCAGAGCCATGTCTTTAATCAATACACTGGAAAGAATCTTTGAAAAGCAGATTCAAGAAGCAGAAAATAGGGCATTTGATCGCGGACGAAAGGCAGGATACCTATCTGGAATCTGTATTACGGCTATTGCTGCTGTAATTGGAAATTTCTTAGTGGTTGCGCCGTTTCTGGGTCAGCAGACGCGGAACCTTATCGCAGCGAACCTTTCGCAGTGTCTTGCCGTGTGGCCACAAGAGTCGTGTAGTGCATACTGCAATAGCCCCACTTTCCTTCGATGACCCCCTGCGAACTTTGAGTGTCTTCCTGACTTTCTTGATACATCCGCAAAACTTTCGCGCTTGAGTGCGCTTCTTCATTATACAGAGGTGGGAAAAACGGATCGGGGGAACCAGACTGTAAGAGATAGCATACTACAAAGAATGTCCTCCAACAGCCCTCTGACCACTGCACTTCTTATGAACGACTCGATTTCTCAGGCGTATATCTATGCTCTACAACACATGGATATGATCAGAATTATTGATGAGCTAAAACAGGCCATCAATAATCCTGGTAAGGAGACGAAGATTATGCTGTTCGAGTATTACCGCACGGCTCAGTATCATAATGATGGATACTGGCAGCGTGAGCAGCTCCAGAATGGAGATTACCTTGACGAAACATTTCATACGGGTCTGTTTGATATGCTTTACCAGATGTTTGGAATGTCTAGTCGCAGTCTATTTATCTACGACCGTCGTAGGTACAATTTGGACGGCGAACTGAATTATCATGTTCGTCAGGTCGTGCTCTCAATCGTCTAGAGGAGGAGGAGGAGGAGGAGGAGGAGGAAGACGAATACGCCCCTCAAATGGATTGTGAATTACGGTAGTTGACTGCATAGGAGTAAACACATTCCGAGTTGATGGAGAGGTGAACTTTGGTATTTTTTGATTACTCATTGGTGGAATTGAAAATGTGCGTGGCCGAGCAATCATTGTGGGCGAAGCAGTTTCCTCATCTTCCTGAAAATAGGCATGGGGAACATTCATGGTCGTGTGCGATGTGGGGTAGAGTGGAGGTGATGCGATACGACGGGGGCGATTTGCAGTATGGTATGCAACACCTGCAGTTACCAAAACACCAAGCAGCAGGCCACCACTGGCAGCACCGATAATGATCCCAATATTGTTGGAGGCAGCATTTGCGGCCTGAGCAGCAATTAACTGGGGATTGTTAGATGGAGTGTTGGTGACTGACTGAGTTCCTGTCTGCGATGCGATGAGGCCAGGAGTGTTTGAAAGAGTGGGTGTCAGACTTGCAGTGGGTGTTACTGTCGACTGAGCCGTTAGAGAAGGAGAGATTGTCGACTGAGCCGTTAGAGAAGGAGAGATTGTCGACCGAGCCGTTAGAGAAGGAGAGATTGTCGACCGAGCCGTTAGGGAAGGAGACAGGGAGGCAGTAGACGTAGCTGACGATGTCCCTCCTGAGGTATGTGTGTGCGTATCACTTGCAGTGATAGTTGCTGTCTGAGAACGAGAACGGGAACGGGTGGCAGTGGCAGTATCCGTAGTAGAGGCAGAGGCAGAGAAAGAGGAAGAAGGAGTTCCGAGAGCACGAGAACGGGAACGGGTGGCAGTGGCAGTGGCAGTGGCAGTATCCGTAGTAGAGGTAGAGAAAGAGGAAGAAGTAGTTCCGAGAGCGCGAGAATGGGAACGAGAAGGAGTCGCAGTATCTGTTGCAGTGACAGACAGGGCCACTCGAGAACGGGAATGACTTATAGACGGAGTAGATGAAACAGCGCTAGATGTGGTTGTTCCAATGGCAATCTGTGCCCAGCCTGCAGATGCAGCCAGAGCAAAAAAGAAAAGTTTACGTAACATATCAGTATCTTATCCTTACAGCGCAGATTATTCCTAATTGATTTAGGAACGACGAGAGGCCTGTTTCCATGTTGCATTGCAAACAGTGCACTGATAGAGCCACACAAGATTCTGAACACTCAGTTTGTAGCCGACCACATCATCAGACGGGCATCCTTCGGTTGGACACTTGATCGTTTTGAAATGCTGGAGGGTAGGATCGTCTTTGAGGTAGGGGTTCGCCGCAAGACGGATCGCCGTGTCCTCCCGAAGATTGTGCTCATAGACGAGAGGATTATCATGACTGATTTCGCGGACATAGGGGCACCTGCGGCACTTGAATCCAGCCACTTGTCCCTCCTCGAGAGCATAAAGACAATTGTTGCAATCGGGGCAGAAATTCATGTTGTATACCCTTATATTCCTAAGATAGATGAGAATTCGTTTTTCACAACCCACTTCTGTGCGTTCAAAACGGGTTGCCTAGCAGAACATTCTCTGTGGATTACACACACTCTAGAAAAATGTCGGCAGCGGGTGGACTACTACAATTTCTGGAGAAGAAGAAGGTGACGGGAGCTGGCGAACTTCATACTCATCAAACTCTTCCTCCAGCTCCTGCCAAGTTCTTTATTGGAGAGGATGATCTCCAAGAATTCTACGAACTGTATCACGAATATGTAGAGGTCTGGAACAACAAGATCCCTCTAGTTGAATCTCCTCATCCCGCTCTTGGTCTGTGCAAGGTCGATCTAGATTTCCTTTACGAACCTGGAACAACTGCGAATCTACATACGCGGGAACAAATTGTCAAGTTCTCTACCGAGTATGTAAAGACGCTCAAAACCTTTCTAGATTCGCCAGATCCAGTTGAAGTGTATGTTATGGAAAAGAAGCTTCCAGTCAAAAAGGAGAAGGGAATGGGAGGTGGAGTTCACATTATGGTTCCTGCTATGCGGACGAACAAGTATATCGAGATGGCAGTGCGTGATATTATGTTGACGAAAATGTCTACGATCTTTGAGCATCTGCCACTGAAGGAGAAGGAGTGGTCAAAAGTGTATGATAAGGCGGTTGCCCAGAGGTCAAGTGGTCTCATCATGTATGGCGCTTCCAAGCCTGGTGGTCTTCCGTATCTCGTCACTTATCGCGTGATGGTGACAGGTGACGATGCTGTAGTAGACGATACTCCTGTCCCGTTCACAGTGGATCTACTTCGCAAGCTAGATATTCGTGAGCGCGATCCCACGAAGGAGACGCCGATGACGGAGGAGGGAAAGAAACAGTATGGTGATCTTCCCGATACGAGTTTGGAGAATGTGCGGATCTCTGGTGGCCGAGCAATTGCGCCAGCGCGCGGTCGTCCGCAGGAGCGGCGTATACCAGGATCTCGCGAATCGTCTCCCAACAACATTGTGATTCGTCCACTTTCGCAGGAAGAGATTCAGAATATTCGAGAACATATTGCAAATCTGGCCGATCACCGCACTTCAGACTACAACGAATGGATTGAGGTGGGAATGTGTCTCAAGAACATTCATCCAGAACTGTATGACGAGTTTGAAGAGTTCAGTCGTCGGTCAGATCAGTTCAATGCTCGCGAGTGTATCGCGAAGTGGAATTCATTTGGATTCCGTAATCACGGTCAGAAGATTGGAATGGGTTCCCTGTTCTTCTGGTCAAAGATGGACAACTTTGAAGAGTATAGGAAGATTGAGGATCGTAATGTTCTTCGCAAGATTGATGCGTCGAAGAGTGGAGCAGAGTATGATGTGGCATCGGTTGTGCATTCAAAGTTCCGTGATGAGTATAAGTGTGTGAACTTCGGAAAGAATGTGTGGTATCGCTATATTGGACACGTATGGGTAGAGCTGGATAAGGGTGTCCAGCTCCAGCAAGAACTGTCGGTAACGATCTTTAAGGCATACATTCAGCGGGCAGGATACTACGGCCAAAGGATCATTGATGGTGAGGCGTGTCAGGCGAAGGATCCAAAAGCGTGTGGGTGTTCATACTGCAAGGATCTCATGATGCAGCAGGATCTCATGAAGGTCGCTATTCAGTTGAAGAAGACGTCCTTCAAGTCCAACGTTATGAGGGAGTGCCAAGAACTGTTTCTAGACGAGCAGTTCACCAAGAAGGTGGATGAGAACCGCACACTCTTGGCGTGTGCGAACGGCGTGTTCGATATGGATAAGTGTGAGTTTCGAGACGGAAAACCCGAGGACTATGTATCATTCTCCACCAATCTTGAATATGATAAAGACAGGTCGTTCAAGGACTTCAAGGAGTGGAAGGAGATTGATGATTTCATGCACAAGATCTTTCCGATCAAGCGGGTGCGAGACTACCAGATTCGGCATCTTGCACGCTGCTTGAATGGTCATGGAAATCAGAAGTTCCATACGTGGACAGGTGTGGGATCAAACGGTAAGTCTATGCTTATCTGTTTGATGGAATCGGCATTGGGCGATTATGCGTGCAAAGTCCCGATATCGTTGTTGACGCAGGGACGTGGTAAGTCGGGTGGGGCGTCTCCTGAGGTGGTGCGTCTGAAGGGTCGGCGTTTCGTAACGATGCAGGAGCCCGATGAGTCGGTGCCCCTGAATACGGGTCTGATGAAGGAGTTGACGTCATCAGAAAAGATTATTACACGCGATCTGTATGCTGGTTCTAAGGCGATGGTGGAATTTGAGCTGCAGGCCAAGCTGCATCTAGCGTGTAACGACAAGCCGAAGATCAATACGAACGACCAGGGCACGTGGCGTCGTTTCGTGGTCATCAACTTCATCTCGAAGTTCATTGCTGATCCCAAGGGTCCTAATGAATACAAGATGGATATGACAATTGAGCGTAAAGTGAAGTCGGATGAATGGGGTAAGTGTTTCCTAGCGTTCCTTATTCAAACATACAAGGCACATGCGAATGAAGAACTGACTCCTCCTTCGGAGATTCTGGAGTATACGAATGAGTATCGCGAGGAGAGCAATGCGATTATGAAGTTTATTAACGAGTATACTCGCCCAGCAGTAGAGGGCGAGGAGGTAGTTCCTGTGCGGCGACCTACGCTGTCAGAAAAGTTCAAGCAATGGTGGGAGACAAATCGTGGAACTCGAGATTGGAGTATCCAAGGCATGCTCAAGGAGATTGAGACGAAGTATGGAAAGTATACGTATGGCGGCTGGACAACATTCCAGATCCGCAATGATGTGGATTGAGCGCAAAGTGGACGCTTAGTTCTTCTTGGCCTTTTTGGTCTTACGGCGACGACGAGGCTCCTTAGAAGCTGGTGTGGGTTCGGGAACCATCGGGCGAGGTCGCAGCAGGTAACCACGTCCCTTCTTCGTGTGGCTGCGGCGGCGACGGCCGCCCATCTTCAACATACGCATAGTCTTCTTGACGATTCCGCTGATGAGGGTGGACATGTTTGGTTTATTTACTTACGAGAATGCTTTTTTCCGCGGTGGCGACCCCCAGTCTTCTTGTGCTTACGCGTACGACGACCTCCCTCTAGAGCCTTCTCGGTCTTGGAGCGGAACTTACGACGACCAGCCGTGGCGGAGGGCGCAAAGTCAGATGGCGGGTTAGACGGAGCGGGTTTGGACGCAAAGAGTCCAAATGGGTCCCACCACTTCTTGTCGGACGAGGATCCTTCGGGAGCAATGTAAGGAGACGCAGGAGAGGTCATCTGAACGAATTACTTGTAGCGTAGATTTATTAATTTTAGACGCAGAATGTAATGGATACTAGGGCATGGGGGCCGAGTGGGTGGCAATTACTCCACCTAATTGCTCATCAATCTGAACAATCAAAAGACGCCGAACAACTTATGATGACGATGAAAGATATACTACCATGCAAATTCTGCCGTGAAAGCACTGAGGTATTCTTACGCGAAGATCCACCAAAGCATCCACTCGCCAAATGGCTGTATGATTTCCATAACCGCGTCAACAAGAAGTTGCGGGATCAGTGCAAGGACGATCCCCGCGTGATTTGTCCACCAGCCGATCCTACATTTGAAAGCGTTGCTGCGCACTACGAAGCACTCTTACAGAAAGCGCCAAATGCCCCACCAGGGATGGATTTTCTGTTCTGCATTGCATACAATTATACGCCTATGCCAGAGAAGGAGGGTATTTACCGCAACTTCTTTGACCTACTATCTGATGTGTATCCTTACGACGAACTGCGGGCGATCATGAAGGCACAGATCCATACATTCTCATTCACCTCCAAGAGGGCATTGATGAAGAGCGTGTATACCCTGATGAAAAAAATGACGAAGGCTACACATTCGGAGACGATCCTTCCATCATTTGTGGGAGTGTTTCAGCGGTATGGATACTATGCGAGTTCCTGTAATCGGGGAAAAACATGCCGTAATGGAAAGCGGACGAAGAAGCGGGATCATCGCAAGACACATAAAGTCACTCATGCTCGCCTTCTACGTTAAAAAAACATAGGTTGAATACAAATGGCTGTAGACGCGCCTCCAGATTATGATGCACTTCTTGAGCATCCTGATCGGCAGAAGCGGTTGGATGTTGCCCTATATCTAGCAGTGCGTGCAAAGGATATGGCGGCGATTAAGAAGGCACTTGATGACGGCGCTAACGTGAATGAAACTCCTTATTGGACGCGTAACGGTAGGGCCCCGCTACACATGGCGGCAACTCAGGGGAATGTAGAGCTTGTGAAGTTTCTTATCAGCAAGGGTGCCGATGTGAATATGCCCTCGGGCGGCTGGACGGTATCCACGCCGCTTCATTCAGCATTGAATCAACCAGAGATTGTTAAGATACTTATTGAGGCGGGAGCGGATGTAAACAAGGCAACACAGGTCGATAACAACAGTGCAACTCTTGTAGCACCCTTTGCGCGCGCGGCATTTGAACCAACAGACGTTCGGTTAAAATCAATGTCGCTCTTATACAAGGCGGGTGCGACGATACCCGATCCTATTCCCCCGCGAGCAAAGGCAGGGATTGAAAAATTCAAAGAACGTATCCAGGGTAGGAAAATGGCGGCATTTGTAGAGAAGAATACTGATCTACCCCCAGATATGGGTAGGTACATCGGTAGCTTCTTGGGTGCTCATCGTCGTAAGGCGAAGAAGACAGTAGCAGGACGTCGTAAATCCAAAAAGGCTGGACGTCGTACACGTAAGAACTAGACCTAGATGAAGTCAACGCTGTCGCATACTCGTCTGATTCACTGACCCTGCCACTGACCACAAGGCACAATACCATCAAAGCTACAGTGAGGATAGTTGCTCTTGTAACCCTCCGTGACCACAAGTTTACCTATCTTTTCCCAGCTGTTTTCTTCAAACATCATTTCCACATTGTCGGTCTCCTTCCAGCCCTGCTCACGAATGAGGTGGCTCATCAGACGCCAAATGCTGTAGAGTGAAGCATCCTCAATAACCTTGCGAGTATGATTGATGAGAACGTAATGGAAGCCCATTTATCTTAATGTTTACACGTCTTTCTAAACCACGCACGGGCTTTGGCGGTCTTCTTGGCTTTCTGGACCAGATCGGCATCGGTGGTATAATGTGTCTTGCCGCACGTCAGCATACTGGCGGCACGAGCATATCCCCACTGCTGCTGCGTCGCCCCTGGACGATGACCTGTTCGCCACGCTGCCATTCCGCGATTATACGATGCTCGCACAATCGGGAGCGGAACACCCGTAGCCTTGGAATACGCCTGGAGGCCGTGGGCGTCAGGGAACTTCTTCTTCCATTCACGGATGTATTTTGACCTTCTCGTTTTCATCCCTTGATCCGACTTGAACGGAACGTATGCCCGAGGGTCTTTCCACGACATCTTTCGCCGACGCGTGGCCGTGCGTTTACGTTGCTTATTCTGTTTTCGGGTGAGGCCGCTGAAATATCGGGCGGGCCAGTACATTCTTCTTATTCTTGGTCTATACCATTTTCTCAAGTGCGTGCCTACACGCATTCTGTTCGGCCTGTTTCTTGGTTGTGGAATTTCCCGTCCCCAGAATCTCGCCATCGGGTTTGCACACGGCCATCGTAAACCCTTCTGCCCCGTCAGACACCATCTTATAAATCGGGGTAAATCCCATCTTCTGCTGACAGTATTTCTGCATCCGATCCTTGTAGTTATCGTCTTCCCGCAGCATCAGGGGGATATCCAGATGTGTCTCGATCATGTTAATGACAAAATCATTGACCATCTGGAAATTCATGCCTGAATCAATCCAGAGAGCTGCAATGAAAGCTTCGAGGACATCGCCGAGCTTCTCAATATTCTGCCGACCGTGTACGGGAAGCATTTCCTCGACGTGTTTCGAGACCACAAAGAACTTATCCAATCCCAACTTGTCTCGTGCAAGAACTCCCAGCGTCTTATTTCGCACAATCAACTTGCGGGTATTCGTGAGAAACCCAGGGGCTTCAGATGGATAGCGTTCACATAGGTAATTAGCTACAACAGCGCCCAGGATGGAATCGCCCCTGAACTCAAGCTGCTCATACGATTCATCTTGGAGATCCATTGTGCCAGCAGGACACTTGCCCAGCACAGCAGGTTCACCCGTCAAGGTCGTATATTCTGATCGACGCACATAAGTAGAATGAATCATCGCCTTCTGGAAGATCGCAACATTCCTAATCTTATATCCTGGAATGCACAGGATGCGCGATACATCCTCTGCAGTCAAGGGAACGTTCTTAGAATTGTAAGGAAAGTATTCATTCGTAGGCGTAATCGTGTTCATGATCTCTTTGTATATACAGTATACTCGCCTAACCTTAAAACTGGTTAAACAGAAATCTTCTCTTTTCTACAATCATACCAACGCTGGCGAAACTCATCCTGTCCCTCCCCGCCATTCGGCGGCGCCTCGACCTCTGGAACTCGTGCCTACCGTCCATTCGTCCACACTATGCTGTGAAGTGTAATAATCTAGAGGGAGTGCTAACAGAACTGCACAAGGGAGGGGCGGGATTTGACTGCGCGTCAGCAGATGAAGTTCATCGTGTCCTCGCTATTGGTGCTAAGCCAAGCGATACGATTTATGCGAACCCGTGTAAATCGCGCGATGAAATGTTCAAAGTCAAGCAATACGATATTCCATACATGACCTTCGACAGCAAGATTGAGGGAATCAAAATTACCGAACAACAACCTACTACTAAACCAATTCTTCGTATTTTCGTAGATGATAAAGGAGGTGCACGTATTCCCCTAAATAGCAAATTTGGGTTCCATCTGAAAGATGTCTACGAACTATGTGATCGAGAGCCTCGCTTCATGACATACGGTCTCGCTTTCCATGTGGGTAGCGACTGCACATCTCTGGCCGCCTACCAGTCTGCCATGGAAACCGTCAAGAAATTTGTTGATGCATTCAAGCATGCTCCATCGGCCTTTACTCCCGAACTCCTCGATATTGGAGGAGGCTTCTCGGGATCCACAGCAAATGATGAGTTCTTCAAGAATGAACTGGCGCCTTACATTCGCGAGGAGGTGAAGTCTCTACCCTTCAAGCGGGTGATTGCCGAGCCTGGGCGGTTCTTTGCCGAAGAATCGTGCACGCTGCAAGTCCCTGTCATCGGAAAGAAGAAACTACCCAACGGCAAGCGGTGTATCACTGTGAACGAGTCCGTCTACGGACTGTTCTCGGGAGTCCTGTTTGATGGATTCAAACCAGAGTTCAAGTGCATTACTCGGAAGCCGTGGGCTAGCTGTGAACAGTTCACCATCTTTGGACGGACATGTGATTCAGCAGACAAGATCGCAGAAGATGTGTGGTTGCCGAACGATATCGACGATTCAGACATCCTTGAAGTGAAAAACATCGGAGCGTATTCGTGGGTGACCGCCTCAAACTTCAACGGATTTCCTTTACCACCTGTAGAGATTTTGAGTTAGTAGGAGTATGATTTGCAGGCTTAACGTTTTTACCAATTGAAACTTTATCGCCGCTGCATGTTCCACAGTGGTCAACATTCGCCCAGAAGATCTTTATAGCGTTTGCCTTCTCATCTGTTCGTGTCCACCGCCCCAGCAGAACAACAGGGTTAAATCGGGAACTAAAGATTCGTCGGAACATTGTATTGGTATACATATCCTTAGATACTTTCGTATCCGTTTTAACGAAAAATACTGTCCTTCTCAGGAAGGAATGGGATTCCAACTGTCACAACACCAAGAATGATTGGAATGGCAATAACACCTAAAGGCAAAACCTCAACACCAATAGGAATTGCGATCGCAATACCTACTGCTGCTGTGCACGCAGAGATTATCATCTTTTTCTTGTCGGTCAATCCGCCCATTTATATGGATATTTCCTGTCTGTTTAAACGAGTGCCTTACGAGTCAGTCGGCGAGGAAGAACACGACGACGAGCACCGCCCTTCTTGCCCTTCCCCTTCTTTGTGAAATAGTGCGCAAGTCCGAGTGCTGTTCCCGCGATCAGAGCATCGTCCACAATTCCTGCACCACCACGATGCTTACGAGTGTGGCGGCCACCGAGACGCTTCTTCTGTCCGAAACGCTTGGCCACGTATGATGTTCCTACCGCAAAAAGGGCATCATCGACAGCACCTACTCCGCCACGCTTAGTATGTTTGTGCTTACGATGACGACGGCCGCCAGTGCAGCCGCACCCGCCAGTTGGTTGAGGTGATAGAGACGACATTTATATGTTAGGGCGAATTTTTTGAAGAACGTAAGGATGGGTTATAATCTCTTCCAGTCCAAGATCTGGAATATCGCGATACTTTGGCTGAATCCAACGCTGCATTGCGTGCCACACAACTTCATTCAAGAATGTATCAGAAGAAACCTTGTCCGCAATCGTATACGCCTCTCGATTCCACTGGTTCCATTTCATCATAACAATCTTTTGAATCTCTTTTTCTACAATATCGGGAAAAATATCAGTCTGTTCGCGAGTAATAATATCGCAGAATGGGCATATTCTTGTAAAATACTGACATCCTCTCGAGAGGTGGTGAGTGTGAAGAGACACAAAGTCACTCACAATCTTTTTCATACGGGGGTCGTCCATATAGAGAGGTAGACGAAAGAGAGTAAACTGAGTTACAGAACTCAGCAAAATGTAGGGTTCTATATGTTCTGTAATCTTTACGCAGTAAGCCCTTTTTCTCTAAAACTTCTTCCAAACGAAGAAAAAGATCACGCAGTTCATCTTGATGCGTTTGTCCATCAGGCGTGACGGCTTGCACCCACTTCTGAATGGGCGTCGTCATTATTATCATCCATATTCACGATACGCCTAAACGCGAACTCTGTCGAAACCATCTCCTTCTTCTTGCGATCAACAATATACTTGAATAGGCCATCCATAGGACCTGAATAACTCCCAATAAGATCCTTGAGTTCCTTCTGCGACAACGACCACGGCTTCCTCCACGTATCGGGCCGCTGAACCTTAATAAATGACCCGTCGTCCTGAATTTCCAACTTGTTGATTCCCTGAAACGCCGTGCGACGGAGAATATCGCTCATCTCTGACTCCACAAACTTCTTATCCTCACGCAACTTGCTTACACGTCCATTCACGATCTTCAGTTCATCATCCAGAGTTCGAAACTTACGCACGCACTTCACAAGGTCACGCTGATCAAGAGTTGCCATTCGTCTCTAATTGTTGTATGTCATTTCTTCTCTACCTAAAAAAGACATCCGTTTTGGATAATGGACCCACGCGAAGTCGAAAGTCTGAGGGTCGCCTACAATAAGGAACATCCTCATGAACCCCCCGTGAAAAAAGGAACAGGGGTGTGGCAGGAAATTACCCGTCGTATGAAGGAGGCGTGTAAGACGGGGACTCCCGAATGTATTGTCCATCAACTCGTGCAGAAACCTGAAGCCCCAATGTCATGGAACACCGATGGAACTCAGTGGCTGTCATCGGATGATATCGACGATAGCCAGAAATATTATCAGAAACTGATCCCTGATTACTACTACACTGGATCTGTCCCTATTGATTTTGACCTGCATGCGGAAACAGGAACCTGTCTCGTCTCTTCGCTGTGCAGTATGAAGATTTCAGAACTTTACAAAAAAGGGTATCGCCGCGTTGGTGTTGTATTTAACACGGATCCCCACGATGGACCTGGTGAACACTGGATTGCCGCCTTTCTGGATATGCGAGCCGAATTAGAAAATGCTCAAATGACATTTTTTGATTCGTATGGCCAGAAACCCGAGAAGGAAGTAGAGCGTCTCATGCAGCGTTGGAAGGAGCAGGTGGACGAAATGAATATGTTTAAGAAACCGATGGTCCTTTCCTACAACTCTACACGTCACCAATACAAGGACGCGCAATGTGGTATGTATTGTATCTACTTTCTTCACTGCTGCCTGTTTGATATTCCTATGGATAAACAGGTTCCCGACGATGTAGTGATGATGATGCGTCCGCTGTTTTTCAAATATAAACAACACCCTCCTAAGAAATAATAATGGATAGCCACACGGTTCTGTGGTATGTCGTTCTAGCAGCGATTGCCTGTTTGGGCGTTGCGTTAACAACTCTTGCCTATGTAAATATGGTTAATTTTCCTCCGTCTGATGCAACGCTGACCAAAGATCTCGCAGTGTATTCGGATATTATTAAAGCTGCTCCTCTCGGCTGTCCATCGGATAATGTCCTCTGTGACTACTACATGTCTTCGTCGGGATACACAGTGATTCCGTCCACTACAGTCTACACTTACATCACAACAGATGCTATTACGGAAGTGATTAAGGGAGGAGCACGACTTATTGAACTTGATATTTACTCAGTGGGCGAAGATCCTGTAGTCGGTCTAGCCGATTCCAAGACGAACAATATGTTCACCTACAACACGCTGAAATTCGAGGACTGCTGCACAACTTTGGCAAACACAATGTTTAATTCAGGAACCACGACAGGATACGCCAACCCCTTTGTTCTCTCCCTAAACTTCCATTCGGAAGACAATGCTTTCATTACACGGTGCGCAGACACAATGAAGATGACGCTCCGTAAGTTCATGTTACATAATGAATACTCTTACCAACGTAAGAATCTGGCAGTTGAACCAATTTGCAATCTCATGGGTAAACTGGTGATTATCAGTGGCGGAAATACTAAGGGTAACGGAATGGATGAACTGGTAAATATGTCGTGGGCATCATCCAATCTGCGCCGTATGACGTATACGGAAGCATCACAGACATTTGATCACGAAGAGCTGATCGAATACAACAAACGTAATATTACGTTTGTGGTTCCCGACATGCGTTCGACAGAGTTGAAGAACAAGAACGCAGAAATTTGTTTTGCATACGGATGTCAGTGGGTCGCTATGAATTTTGGGTCACTGGACAATGCCATGGAATTATATACTGGTCAGTTTATCACTAGTTCCTTCGCCATTAAACCTGATCCGCTGCGTTACCACCCTGTCACCTACAAGAAGCCCGAGCCACAGAGTGCGGGCGTGTCGTTCCAGCCGAAGCAGATCACGTCTCCCATGTATGATTTCACAATAAAGTCTAATCAATGAAACAAATAGACATGGAAGGTGGACGCTCAGCATGGTTAAAAGCCGTTATGGCCGCAAAGAAGCCTGGCATGTCCCTCGGCGACGCGATGAAGGCGGCAAAGAAGACGTATAAGAAGGGAAAGACTGGTGGCACCCTGATGGAGAAGGCTGGCCCGATGGGTGGTCGCCGCCGCCGCTCTAAGACAGCGAAGGTCGGTGGCACTGCGTATGGATTCACTGGCGGCCCCTATACTGGCTCCGAGCTGTCTGATGGTGCGGGTCGTTTCCCTGCACTCGCGGATGCTACATGGAAGGGTCCGTCCGAACTGCTGGGTGGCCGCCGTCGTCGCCATACCAAGAAGGCAGGTCGCCGTTCCCGCAAGGTGGGTGGAGGAGATGGCTCGCAGCTAGCCCCTGTATCAACTGGTGGCAAGCCTGCGGACCTCCCCCTCGCTGAGCCGTCCGTTGCTCCTGAGGTTCATCACACGGCTGGCCCAGTAACTCCTGCCCCTATGGGCGGTCGTCGCCGCCGCCACTCCAAGAAGGCGGGAAAGGGCCGCAGCTACTATTAAAGAGTGGAATAGATATTCCGAATATCGTTCTCAATAGGAAACCGCGAAAAGTGAGTGAACGTCCCTCCAATAAAACAGGTTAGAAATCCCCATTCATGGGAAAAAGAAGGAACATAGACCTTATCAAAGACAGGGTCTACCTTGAAACACTCCTTCATAGTTTGTTTACAGTTTGCAATGAATGCCCAGCACGGGTGATCATTACAAAGTGAAACTGGCCCTACGTGTATGGTGACAACAGAATGGGGGCTAAGAATACGAGGAAGGGCACACAGGATATCAATGTAGAGATTCTCCATCTCATCGCCATCTGGATCGGGAAGATCAATGATTACTCCGTCATACGTTTGGTCAGTGGAGCCCACATAGGTAAGGGCATCACCAAACACAAGGTTTGTTCGTGGATCCACGAGAGAGTCGAAGTTTTCAGTCAGATTTGTCTTTGCGAACTCCACGAATTCCTGATCCCAGTCGACTATTGTAATGCTGGTAGTGGTCGGGGATTTGTATAGGTTTCGGGCTGCGAGTCCGTCCCCGCCCCCCAGAATCAGGATATGACGAGACTGCTGAAACATCGGGCTTGTGAGTAGGTAGTGATACCGATGTTCGTCCATCGTCGAATACTGAATCTCCCCGTCCATGATTAACATCGTGCCGTGGTTGAGAGTTCTGACATACTGGACATGGCTCTTGGACGTCTGAAAGTCGTGAAGCACAGCAGACACATCGTAGGTTACCGTCTGACCGTATTGGCTCTTTTCCGTCATTGCTGTGATTAAAGAGGATAGCGCAATTCCTCCAGAGGTTGCTGGGCGTAGTCGTTTTTATTGTTTGATCGGGTTGTGAGTAAGTGCCTTCCATGATATGGGGAAATGGGGTTCAAGGAGTTCAACAATAGCACGGGCGTATGCTTGGATTTCCCGCTGTGCTCCTGGATCCGTTCTGAGGAGAACAAGACGGGAATAGGCGGCCAATGACCCTGTTTCTACAAATTCTGTATACATTCCCTGCGGCAGAACTGTTCGCGCAATCTCGGGAGCCACGTTGTGTTCCAGAAGATGCTCGTAAAAACTCACTGCTCCGTCACAGTGGTCCTTGATTTCGGCAGATAAAAGGATAGAGTTCTCGACTGGAGTGTCCATACTTCCCTGCTTGATCTTGGGGTCACGGGCGCGTAGATCTTCAGGTGACGGAATCCACGTCTCGGGCTTGATATCTACGTAGCGACGGGACACTTCGTTACGGGCAAACCCAATCTGATGACGATACCATTCGCGAGCCACAAAGATCGGCATCTTGATTCGCAACCTGATCTGAGGATGGAAAAAGGGGCTGTTGTGATTATGCTTGGCAAGGTAATTGATCAGCTTCTCGTCATTTGCGGAGAATTCAGTTGACTCCTTGGCAAACGATACACGGGCAGCGTTGACGACGGTGAGATCAGCGCCAAACACGTCGAGGACCTGGATACTACCAATACCATCAGAGGCTGTCCAAGACATTCTTATGTATATACCTACATATCTTCGTAATATTCTTACCACATACTGATATCATCAATCTTGCACTCGCCTTCGGGTTCGGCATTAGCCTTCTCCACCTTCTGCTTGATTTGATCGCGGTAATCCACGAACGCCTCTTCCTCGTTTCCTTCGGGTAGACGCGTCTCATCCAGCAGAATACTTACGAACCCCGTGCCGCACGGGGGCTTCTGTCCAAACATGATATTGGCCGACACACCCTTCATGGGATCAAACTCAGCAGCAACAGCAGCATTGAACAGGATCTTTGAGGTCTCCTCGAACGACGACTTGGCGAGGACACCATTATCATGCTTGCCCATACCGAAGCGGTTCACGCTGAGTAGGCGGCCCTGATAGGTCATTGAATCTAGGAGCACGCTCATGTGATGGTAGTTGACATACGCTTCCTCAAACTGTTCAGCAAACTCGTTGCAGGTTGCTTGGCGGGCAGCCTCAATGCCAAACACATCGAGAACCTCGTAGATATGGTTACTGAAACTGCGGGTCGTGTCCACGCTCTCGTGAGCCAGCAACTCAAACAGGTTGGCACCTTCCACATCCAAGACATGCTGCTTCTTAGAAATGTAGCCATTCACTGTATCGTCCCAGATCATTTCCTTGTTCACTTCACGCACGAATACACGCCCCACACCTTCGACCCCTGAGACCACTACATCGAGAACGCGCTCCTCAAGGAATCGTAGGGTAAGGAGGTTCTTGACCGTATCTTCGGGAAACACGATGCGCATGACAAGCTTCTCAGAGTTGGAGTCAGAGTAGACGCACTGGAGAATGTGGAGACCCGCTGCACCCAACTTGTCTTGAATGAGGACCATATCCTGGATATTGCGCGCTGCCAACTCTGTGTCATCGAACTCGAGACGCATCACCCACTTGGATGCACACTCGGGCTTACCCGCCGAGAAACGCTGGTAAGTCTGGAGAATCTCACGGTCATCGGCCACCACAGATTCCGTGGTGAGGGGGAACGGATCGTAATACATCCGCACAGACTTGGTGATATCGCGCACCGTTGTCTGCTGGATCTCCCGCTTCATCATAATCGCCTGCTCATAGCTATCGGTCGTAGAATCAGACTTCAAGTAAACGAAGTTCAGGGGCTTCTTGGGGTTGCGGGGAATATCCAGAAGTTCCTGAATACGAGGCAGACCCTGGGTCGCACCTGCCTTCACTGTGCCAGCAGAGTGGAAGGTGTTCAGGGTAAGCTGCGTCGTCGGCTCGCCAATAGACTGGGCGGCGAGGGCACCAACCATTTCACCCGCATGAACTTGGCTCTTGATGTAGCGGAATCGGATCTCGCGGATCATCTCGTCGAAGATCGCCTTGGTGAAACGGTGGTCAAGAATACACTTGCGAGGAGCAAGGTAGAATCGCAGGAGGCAGTGGAAGACGCGATTGGGGGCCATCCACGGCTGCTTCATTAGTTTTGTGAGTTCGTCAATAATATACTGTGGTGTCAGATCAGTCTTGGTAGAGTAGGGGTTGCGATATTTCTCAATCATACGCTTGAGATGAACAGGGGAGAGAACCTCGGTCTTCTTGGTCATCAGGAACACATGATTAACCATCATATTGCGATCTGCAATGATCTCCTCAACCAGATCAGGGGCTTCGGTAATCGTCTCGGTCAGGAACGGCGTGAGTTCATCAACTGAGAGCGCATAATTCTTGTAGATATCCTCCAGCGTCATCTGACCCAGTGTAATGGGTTGGGACTCAACACACGTGGAATCAATCCCGTCCTCGCCATAACGATACTGAATGATCGTTCCTGCATTGTTGCGCACTGTTCCATCGTGCTCGACCCGCATATCCTCCATCGTCTTCATCATACGGCGCTGGATATAGCCCGTGTCGCTGGTCTTGACGGCGGTATCAATAAGACCTTCGCGTCCACCCATCGCGTGGAAGAAGTATTCGGCAGGACGGAGACCTTGGACGAAGGAGGACTCTACAAATCCACGGGACTCCGCGCCGTCATCAAACTTCGTGAAATGGGCAAGTGTGCGATCCTGCAAGGTGAACTGCACGCGCTTACTATCAATGATCTGCTGGCCTAGGAGAGCGACCATCTGAGTAATGTTGAGATCCGAACCCTTGGCTCCTGACTCAACCATTTGAACGAGACGGTTGTCACGAGGTAGAGTATCCATCACCAACTTGGTGATCTTGGCAGACACATCCTTGAGGGCTCCCTGAATCTGGTTTTCTAGCTCCTCGCCATCGGAGCGGCCGCTATTATTGAAGAACGTTCCCGCATGAACATCCGTGAGAATCTCTTGGACGCGCTTACGACCCTCGGCTAGTGTCGCTGCTACGAAATCCATAGTCTCCTTGTTGGATTCTAGATCGGAGGCGCCCGTAGAGAAGCCAGTGTGGAGATTGAATTTTGTGACCACCGACTGAACCTCGTTAATGAACTGCCCACACCGTTCATGTCCGAAATCGTTGAATAGCACGTGAAGCACACCTTCAGATGGAGTGTTGAATGCGCCCTTTTTCAGCAAACCTTTCTTGAGAATACCATTCTCGATCTTGATTCGCTCATTGAAGTTCATGAGCGGAAAGGTAGCGGAGATGACATCCATACCTGTGTGTGGCTCTCCAGTCTTTTTGAATGCAGACAACGGACGCCGAAGTTTAGCCATGATGTTCATCACTGCATGCTCGGGGATCCGAATCTTGGGATTGGAGATGCGGAAGGCGCCTGTCAATGTATCCTGCACCATCTGGATGATAGGGGCATTGGTGCGGGGGCTGATAATGAGACGCAGAACAGAGGCCAGTTCAAGCAACTCAGTCTCGGCCAATGAGGACTGTGGTAGGTGGAGATTCATTTCATCACCGTCAAAGTCAGCATTATATGGTTTGGTAGCCGACACGTTCAGGCGGAATGTCGAGCCAGGCAGGACCTTGACACGATGGCATTCCATCGAACCCTTGTGCAGCGACGGCTGTCGATTGAACAGGACATAGTCACCATCGATCATGTGGCGGTGAACGATATCGCCTTCATGCAGATCAATGAGTTCGGTGTTCACATATTTTAGGGAGATCGGGCGACCCGCTTCTTTCAGGAACACTGTTTTGGCACCAGGATACTTCACGCCGTTCTTGACAGCCGCCATCAGGCGATCACGATTGTAAGGCGTGACAATCTCGGGCTTGGTGAGATTCGACGCAATCTCCTCGGGAACACCCAGCTCGTCGACATCGATGTTGGCGTCGGGCGTAATGACAGAGCGGGCGGAGAAATCTACGCGCTTACCCATGAGGTTACCACGCACACGACCTGTCTTAGCACCCAGGCGGGACTTCAGGGTCTTGAGTGGGCGGCCAGAACGCTGGGCAGCAGGAGCCATCCCCTTGATATCGTTATCAACGTAGGTTGCCACATCGAACTCGAGGAGCTGGGTGCGCTTCTCAATAATATCGCGGCTTTGGCCACGATCAATCTGTTCACGAAGGATCTGGTTGCTGCGCACAATATCAATCAACTTGTGGGACAGGTCATCGTCCATACGCTGATTGTCCTCCATCATCACAGGTGGGCGGACCGTGAGGGGAGGAACTGCTAAGACTGTGCACACCATCCATGCGGGGTGGGAATACTTCGGATCAAACCCAAGAATCTTCACAGTAGTATCGGTGAACCGTTGGAAGCAGCGAAGAACCATCTCGGGCTGGAGGGGAACAGACTCATCGCTGCCGACCAACTTTCCTTGGAGCGTGCACACGGTTCCCTGGATCTTCTCCACCTTCTTGAGAACCTGCGTCCCACACGTTGCACAAACTCCAGCCTTGTTACGGAAAGCCTTGGTAATATAGTCGACAGAACGGCTGCGAATATCGGAGAGACGCTCCATACCCTTCAACTCAGAATTCAGGAACGTCTCCTCGTTATACGCGTCGTGACCAGCGATGTAGAGGGTGGAGCAGTTAATGCATACACAGTTCAGGACCTTGATTGTGTAATCAAGAAATTGGTAGAGGTAGACAGGACGGGCTAGCGTAATGTGTCCGAAATGGCCTTGGCACTGCAGGTTCGTGTGCTTACAAGTCGGACAAACCTTACCGCTCTCGATCACGCCCAAACGAGCATCAAACACACCACCAGGAACTGGATTGTTTCCTTGATGGGTCTTGTCGGTTGTGACTTCCACTACCGAACGTCGGAGGATTTCCTCGGGGGAGGTAATACCGAACTGGATACCCACGATCGACATTGTATTCTTATTAGACTATCCCGTAATATCTTTTAGCGATCCGTTCTGAGCGAATATTTCCAAGGTGAGTATAACGACGGCGAGATGATTATCTTCAAAACTGTTCTCACAGACAAACAGATTGAAGACTATAAACGTCCCGAAGGCACAAAAACCTATGAGTGCGGAGGAGGATTAAACTGTGCATTCTGCACTCTCAAGATGCTCGGAGTCTACAATCCAGACCTTGAAGAAAAGGCTAAAACGTGTGGACCCAGATTTAGGGCTGGAAATATGGTGAAAATCGAAGAGTATATCATTGCAGTCAAACAGGTGATTGCCGACATGACGGAAGAACATCACGAGTTTGCGTTGATCCAGGAAATCGGACAGCCAAGTCTATCCCTCGCTAAAATTTCTGCGAATCTTGACCCATTGGAAGCCTGTTACTTTATTTACGGACGGTCTGGTAGGGCGGGTCATGCCGTAGTTCTTCGTAAGAATCGCGAGGGAGAGGTTGAACTGATTGATCCCCAGCGTGGATCCGACGATGTTGGAAAGGAGTTTGGGTTCACTGCTGAGCGGGCAGTCGAATTAGGGATTAAACTGACTCCACAATATTATCAGGTTCGTGGAATTCCCGCGATTGAAGAAGTCATGATTGAACAGTCTGCATTATTCAAATACTGGGACTCAAAAGAGCAATTGATCTCGGATCTTCCCCACTTTATAGTGGGATGTCTTATGGTAGATTCGGTAGTGGGACTCAAGATGCTCATTGACGATCGGGATACATCGAAGTTGATGGACGTAGAGGATATGCCGAGTGAGAATCCGAGTCTGAGTCTGAATCCGCCAATGGATGTGGAGACAGAAATGTCGGAGATGGAGATGGAAGGGGGTGGTGGAAATGGACCTACGATACCTGTAACACCTGTTCGTCCTCAGGGAAAAACAGTATATGTGGAAGGAGTTCTTAAACCTCGAGATTTACACTCACTTTTATCAGAAGAAGGTGAGACTACAGAGACGGAGGCAGAGGCGGTCGAACTAACAGATTATGATAAACTTGTTCATGAAATATCTGATCTTATTGCCTATCCTCCCAACGAAAAAGGCGAATCGCGCCCAAAATTCTTCATTTTGACGCCAGTTGAGGTGGAAGAGGAAGAGGAACAAGAAGAACAAATTGGAGGAGCTATCACACCAGAAGAACAAGAACGACTACGAAAGAAACTTCAATTATCCAAGGATGGATGGACAGAATATACTAATTCGACCACGCGATCAGATATAAAGAAACTTATTGAAGGACTTGAAAAACAGGGTAAGGATTTTACAAATAGAACATTTGACTTACTCAAATCAGAAAAAAGTGCTGTATTTGCCAACAGGCTTCGCCAATCTTGGGAAAATCCTCCTGCTGGGCGTCAATGTGCTGAAGTAGTAAAACTTACTGATAAGATGCCAAAAAGTGGAGGAAACTGTTGGCTGTGTGGAAATCCAGTTAGTCTCTTTAAGTCTGGAGATGACAAGTTTGAATGGAAAGACTTCATTTTGAAGATGTGCACTGATGCTGCAAATACTCGAGATTGTGAACATATATTGCCAGCGGCACTCATGATGTTCCTTGGTGTGATGTATACGAGTGCACAGGCGAATAAAAACGCATATGATGATCCTAAAACCAAGGAATTAATGCGTGAATTATACGATACAAGCTGCCACCAATGCAATAGTATAAAGAAGGAAACGCTATACATCATTGGAAATGCAGGTAATTTTAAACCAGATTCTGTAAACATTCTCATTGATTGTATACGATTCATCATGTCAATTTCTAAAACAGGGTTAATTAAAAAAGAAACGCGACCCAATAAGGTACAGAAGGTTCTTAAGGAAACGTGTTCTGATGGCAGTCGGGGATTAACTACGGGAACAGAGGGTGTTCCGCTCAAAGAACAGTTTACACTTACAAGTATTGTAACAGTAACGAAATTAACGGATACTGCGTATGTCAAGAAATATCCAAACCTTATTCGTGCATTTTTAGGCGTTGAAAAAATTGACAATCTATCCACTCCAAATGAAAACGTAGTTAGTTCGCTCATGCGAATTGGAAATCTTATGAAAGAAGTGGGGGAAGGACTTACGAAGTATGTAGAGGAAGATACAGGTAAGGTATTCCTAGAAGATGTTCAAGAATATACAGAATATGGAGAGAATATTGTAGCATTGACAGAGGCCCCACAATCTGCGGTTTCAGAAGCAGGTGAACAAAGTATAGCAGATCGTGCTCGCGATATTATAGAAAGGGGTCAACTTGCACATATTCAAAGAAATCAAGCAGCGGAGTGGATTTTATCAAGGTATGGTCAAATTTATAATCGTATGCTTGAGGTCTGTGAACTCTTAAACGATCCAGTTATAACGACCAAATGGAAAGAACGGTATGCGCTTCTTAAAACACATTCAATTCTACCCCCAGATGGCGAGCAGGAAGCACTAAGACCCAGAAGGCCATCTGTAAGACGAATTGTTTATCCTGCAGTTGAACCCCAACCGTATACCACAACTGCAGCAGAACGTGCTGCAAAACGAGGAAGAGAGGCAGGACCCCCCGAGGAACCTTCGCCTCCTAAACGTGCACGCACTGATAATCAGGGTCCGAGACTACCCTCATATGATCAAGGAGGACACCTCGACATCTCCGTTCATCGGGGAGGTCGGCGTTTCATAGATGTAGAGATTTAATAGATTTACATATGTATCCTGTGATTTATACATTAATTATGATGAATATCTTCATACCAAATCATGGTATATGGAATATTTATCATTTCTTATTTTATACGGTTTCACATCTTCAAGACATAGATGGTGTGCCCGATAACATAGCTATAGATCTGAAAAACAACTATTTCGATAGTCATCACAACTTTGCAAATGAGATACTTATGCTTATGTATCCCACAACAACAATTGTGCAGGCAACGAATTGTCCTCCAGAATACACTGAACTTAAGATAAATACTCCCCCAGACCAACTTCAACGCGAGGATCCTGGAGTCTACGAAAAGGCATATGATTATCTACGGAATATCTTCCTTCCACTTCTCAAAGTGTATACTCCACAGAAAACGTATTCAGAGTATATTTATATTACTCGAAACGGAGAAGCCGACAAACGACTCGTCTTAAACGAAACCAAATTATTGGAAAGGCATGTTCTTAAGAAGTTTCAAGTTGTTCAGTTATCAAAAATTACTTTTATGGATCAGGTCTACTTGTTCAATAATGCAAGGTTCATTATAAGTTGCCATGGCGCAGGACTGACAAACATTGTATTCTGTGACAAAAAATGTAAGATTATTGAACTTGTAACACCACATATGACGAAACTCATGCACTTTGAAGCGATTGCTAGAAGTCTTGAGTTAACTTACTGTAAATTTAGCCAGGTTATCCCAAAAGATCCCAATTACTATTCATGTTACAGCGATAATTTCACTGTAGATGTCGATGCTCTAGTCGAATACATATTCAACCTCCGATCCGAGCAGCATACGCAAGCTTGAACAGTTCAGGTTCAATCTTGACCTCCACCACTTCTAGGGTCGTTTCCAGAAAGTCAATGAGGGCACCATACTCCTTTCCCTCCTGGGCCAGAAACACTTTCAGTTCCTTGATCTTGTGATCATCTAACCAATTCAGGAGAAGGCGTACCATGCGGTCGTATACCAGTTTGTCCGCATAGGTCACGGGTCTATTTTGACGGGTGTACACTTCCAACTCCTGGAGGGGGGTTGGTGATAGGTTGGGCGCTCGCATTCCCGAGTAGGTTTGTATCTGTTAGTAGAGGAACCTTTAAAGTTAAAGGCTGTAGGGATTCTTCTATGTAGACGGAGGTATGTTCCACCTGCCCACAGATATCGGGGAGATCAAAGTTGGGGATCTTCCCAAATTTCTCCATACATTTCATCCTTATATCTTTCGGGATCATGTAGTTTGTTGCTGATACGGCCGTGATATCTTGCTTAATATATTTCAGGAATGTCGAACAGTCTTTACGACCACCAGGTGGGACTGCAAGCTGTTCTTCTAATTTGCGAGTTACGTTACTCCATTGGACACTGGCCTGCTTGAAATTATTGGCCAGCGTGATCCAATCAAACTTGTCTTCCAGCATACTGAAGATACTGATCGCAATCGATATACATCCTAGAATGGTGGACGGAGGAACCACTGTATCAGTTAGCTGTGCCGATCCCACGATCAAGTTGGCGACTCCGCTGAGTGCAATGGCGACATTGACAGTAATGGACATACCTGTAGAGCGCACTGAGTAACGAGAGTATGCCTCGGTATTCATCCACTCAAACGATTTGGACTGGTCGCACCAGTTGGCTAGCATACGGTCAATAGACGGAGACCAGCTTAATCCTGACGCAGTATCGGGACTTTCGTCCTTCGTGGACATTTACTTCTTGTTCCTTATTGAGGTTTTACCGCATTGGAGTCCTCGGGCGTCTGTGTGTTGCTCGGAGTGGGGAAGTAGGGAACATAGGACTTCCAGACGGTGAACGCAAACACTGCAAATCCGATAAGACCAAGGAGAATAGAGGTCCACGAGAATCCGAACATGACTATTTATTTGTAGGCACCAGATAGTTTATTGACCCAGCATCCGCAGGTGTGTCCGTATTGGTGAGTGCTTGTTGTTATGTGATGCAGTGTGAACGCACTCCACAGAACTGCCTGGCTGACAACAATATACTTGAAGGTCAGGTTGTATACATTCATTTGATTTATGATAAAGTGATTTAAATGGCACTCTCTCAATCAGTATGTGAGCGGGGATAGCAAAGCCTGGTTTAATGCGCGAGTCTTAAGATCTCGTGGAGTAATCCTCGTGGGTTCAAATCCCACTCTCCGCATACCCAACAACACCCATAGTTTAGTGGTAAAATGAGGCCCTTCCAAGGCTTTGACCTGGGTTCGATTCCCAGTGGGTGTAAACTAAAAACGGTAGTTCTTTTTGATGGTTGATTTCAGCCCTGAACAAGAACGAGATCAATCAAATCTTCGAATCCTAGTTTGAACTGCCGCAGATCACGCTTGCGCGGTTTGGCACAGATGAGCTTGCGGGTGTCGCATTCCCCGAACGTTTTGGGCTGGGGATAATCGTCTTCCAGAGTTCCGTAGAGAAACAGTTTGGGAGGGTGCTTGAATGTCCATGCCGTATCCAACTTGGCGCGCTCGCGGCTCGTGGTTTTCAGGGACAGGACAGCGTAGTTACTGATAGGGGTTCCCACTACAGGATTGCCAAACACGATATCGGGAATGGTGCACCCGCCCGACTCGACAATTATGCCATCGGCGTTAAGATGGACTTGAGCTTTGAAGGGAACGCCTAGACCTGCAAGAAGGCGTTCAATATGGCTCTCGAAGAACGAACCACCTTTGGACTGGAAGCAGGAGACGACGTCGGAGTAGAGAGAGGTAATATCGGCATCCGACCAATCCGCGAGTTTAGGATAGTTCCTGCGAAGACGGGCGATGTGTTGGAGATGCTGGGTGGATTTGAAGGATGCATAGTCTTCCAAGATTGCGGTGCTGTTCATATTGTATTGCATTCCTCTTCATATAGTCATTTACTTTCCGTTTTGACCGCAAAACGAATTACAAACTGCCGAAGTATAAAGGACACCATTGCTAAATGCCGCACATCTACATTCTCGAACTGACTGAGTCCAATTACTTTATCGGTCGATGCGAAGACTCGGAAGACCTGAACGAGAAACTGGATAAGCACTTTCTCGGCAAGGAAGAGATGCTGGATCGATTCAATAAACAAGTGACTCTTCCTGTTGTACGACTCGATAAATTCATACGCAATGTGACTCCAAAAGGCGAAACTGATTGTATTCTCGCATACATTCTGTTGTACGGAATGCTCAAAGTTCACACGAATCTCTATTGCTATCGGTGCGGACACGTGGGCCATTACAAGCGGAACTGTCTGTCACGATGGCACAGGAACGACTTTGAACTGGAGGACTAGTAAGTTTAAATCTGCGCAAGAGATAATATAGTATACTATGTCGTTTTTTGGTAAGATTGCCGAGCAGGCAAAAGTAGCAGCAATGGCTCAGCTTCCTGCGGCAATTGCAGCCAGTAAGGGCCCGATCATTGATGCGATCAAGACCTATATCCAGAAGAACCCGTCGCAGGCTGATGTGATCAAGCGCAATCTCGCGGAGATTTCGGCAGGGGTACAGACGGCGGGAACACGCAAGACGCGTCGAACTGTGAAGGCAGGTCGGCGGTCTCGCATGCGGAAGACGCGGGCGCGTGCGGGAATGAAGATTCCTGATACTTACAAGCCGTATGCGAATATTGCCGAGAAGAAGGAGTAATGGGTTCGCGTTTATCGAACACGTCATGGTGCTGGAGTCCCCGCCAACGATGTCCTGAACATGTTCCGTCCGCAATGAGGAAGACGTACGAAGAGCTTATGCAAGAGCAAGCGGAGGAAAAGATGGTGAAGAAATGGTGGGCCGAACATCGGTCGTTGTATGTGGAAGGTCGCGATCCCAATATTCTGGGGATTGGAGATTGCGATACAACGGACAATCCATAATCTGGAAAAACGGATAAATTGAGACCCGATGTTTTTCAGTAGCATAACCATACAATGTCGGACGCACGCAAGATTATGCAAGGTCGTTCTGTCTCGTCAGCTACTGCTTCTCATCACAAGAACCTGGTCCTCACCAATCCCCGCTAACATGTCAACTATGTTCACCTACCACTCTGCATGTATTTTTGAATATTCTTACCGATGATATCTGTGAAGATGGTAGGAATTGTATTTCCGAGCTGGTGCCATTTTTCTCGTTCCGATCCGCAGAGCTTAAACTCGGGATCAAATCCCTGGAGTTTCAGGGTGTCAGGTATCGTGAGGCGGTATTCCTGACCATCTACGTAATACCCGTCCCAATTGTGGCGGTCGTTGATCGGTGAACTCTTACCTCCACAACGAATTGTGTAGGCAAGGGTCTTTGCAAAATTGCGACCGAGGAAGTCTCCGAGGATTGTCGTCTTCTTGTACTCCTCAAGATTTAGCACCTTGTCGATGGAAAGTGCAAGAGGATCAGTTGAGGACACAGCTACGATAAATAGCCGTTTGCGCATTTGGGGAAGACCGTAGTCGCTACATGTGAGAACCTTGTGGGTTAGAACATATCCAGCACCAACAAGTTCCTCAGATATCCGCTTGAAGGTAGTACCTTTGGCATGAGCAAGAAGTGCCCGAACATTTTCTAGGATAATGATTTTGGGATGTTTAGCGCGCACAAATTTCATGATCTGGAAAAACATCGTCCCGCGTTCGTCCTCGAACCCCTTCTGAAACCCACACTGTGAAAACGGCTGGCATGGAAATCCAGCACAGAGAATATCGTAAGCTGGAACCGTAGACGGATCGATTTCTACGATGTCGCCCATCGGGACGACTCCATAGTTTTTCTGGTATGTGTTTCGTGCGGCTTCGTTGATATCACATGACATCACACATTCCCACCCAAGCTTTTTGAACGAATAATGAAAGCTCCCTATCCCGCAGAAGAGGTCAATGAATTTCAAGGACGTTGGTGGAGGAGGCGGAGCAGGCGTTATATTGAGGTTTGCAAGCGCTTCCTGTACCTTCTGTTCTATGATCTTCTCAATTGCCATATCCTTCTTGCACGGTTTCTTTCGATTCTTGTGGGCATCCAAATGGCTCTTTTGCTTGAATATCTTCTCACACGTCTGGCACGCGTGGTTGACCATCTTATATATACTACCTAAAAACACCTAAATGGGTGACATCCCCTTCTGTGAATACATCTGGGTTGATTTAGACCCTCTGGCATTTCAAACCGGCATAAAAATTATCTAAATTTTATTTAACTTCAATGGTAATCCGTGTCCGAATAATATCATATATATTAAAACGAATGATGCTATTAAAATA